TTCACTATTTAGAAAATATTAATTTTTTAAATTCCCTATTTAGAAAATATTAATTTTTTAAATTCCCTATTTAGAAAATATTAATTTTTTAAATTCACTATTACAAGTTATATAATTCTCTTCTATAAACTCTAATACAATTGAAGGAAATTTATTATAATCGCTCAATAAATATTCTATAGGTAAAAAGTATTCCTCTAAATTTTCTATTTTCTTTCTCTTCAAACTACATAACAAATTTAATATCATCAAATCTTTATTATCATTATCATAATAAAAATCACATTTTGGTATCATACTTTTTAACTGTTTTACTGTTAAAAAAGATAATGCTTTAAACAAATAAGGATACTCTAAACACATATTATCCTGTATCTCATAATGCATATACATTATTATAAAACAAATTTAATAAAAAGCTAAACCTACATTTAACTTTTCAAAGTTTCTCATCAAACTATCATTCTTATATAACTTATATTCTGGTAAATCTAAATTATATAATTCCTCACCTTTTAATCTATCTATATCAATCTCATCATCACTATCTGCTGTACTATTACGCATATGTATCATCCCACTTAAACCATTCATTGATGACTCACGAATTGAATCCATCATTCCATCATCACTAAATGTAAAACTAAATTTATCATCATCATCATCTTTCTTATACATATTCTCCAATTTATCTGGATTATCCAAAATACTCAAATACAAGTCTTTCGTTTTCTCTGGCATATCATCTGCCAATATCTTACTTTTTAACATCTTTGGAATTTCATACACGTGTTTCAACAAATAATGATTTGGATTCATTATCAGATTATCTAACAAGTTGCGAATATGATGCAACTGGATTCTGTCTTCAAACTTTAAATTGTCCATTAATATATTAAAAACAATCTATTTAAATATTAAATAAATCAATTTTTTTCTATCAGAAACACATATGAAGACTGCAGGACAATTTTTTTAGGGCAAAGCCCTAAAATGCTTATTTGTTATATACTATATTAAAATCAATTTCTCTTGAAAGTCCACAGTAATAAATTAAAAAAACACAAAATTTTTTGTTTTTAGAGGATTTGTTCGCTCATAAAAGAATATTGATTTGCTTAAGCTTATCAATATCTCTGATAAGGCTCAAGCTATTGCATCGCGTTAAGGTACCTCTAATTGCAATAGTGACTTTGTGTACTTCTGAATGCCGTAACATCCATCAGCTTAATGGAGAGTCACTCCATCCGCATGTTTTCGTCTTTTGATGACGTTGCTTTTTCCCAGAGCAAGATAATTGGGCCGTTTCTTCCCTCAACGGTGGGGTGTGCAGCCTCCGCTCGTACTCCACGCTGTACACTAGTGACTCCCCATCCACGACTGTTCGATAGTTCATTTTCGATGGAGTCCCCTCTTCTATCACTTCAAGACCCAAAAAGTGATAGGATATAGGAGGTTGTTTTCCTTTGCTTTCAGAAAACAGATCCCAATATTAGGTCTTATAATATTATTGGAATCACCTCATGACGTATTTTTAATGTGGTTCATTGCTTCCACAGTTTTATTTGTACGTTAGTGACTCTTCTAACGGCTCTAGAAACTTGGGTCAAGTTGGGATAGTAGAGCTTTGCTATCCTAATAGTCCTTTTTTATTATGGGATTTCCATACAGTAGAAATTTCAATTTTTTTATAGTTAACTAAGTTTACTATAAAACACTGCGATGCAATTTTTTTATTTGAATTATATTAAAATAAAAAAATTAATCGCTATCAACAAAATCACAATCATCTACCGGAGAATCAGCTTCGTCTTCCCACAACTTTGAATTCTTCTCCAAAAACAAAGTTTTCTTTTCAGTTAACTCTTTTGATGATATTGTATAACTTGTTTTCATTCTCCACATATTTCTCTTTCTTGTTGCTTTATCTTTTAGTTTAGCAACTTCATCTAAATGTTCTCTATAATATTCTACTTTATCCCATGTATCTTTCAATACTGGTAAATAATCTTCAAACCACTTATCATTTCTTTTAATCTCTACATTATGACATTTCTTTAATCTCCAATAAATTACTTTATCAAAATAAAAATCTTTTAATAAATCCGGATGAGTCTTATCCAAATTATTTAAAGTCTCTATTATCCAGTTATTATATTCTACGTTATTAAATCTGACATGTGGAGGATAAATTATAAAACCCTGGAATTTTATATCATCATTCTGTTCCCTCCCATTAAACATCTCTTTATAAAATCTAGGTTTATAATTCCTTGGCAAAAACTGCAAAATACATCCCTGATGACAATAATCGGGTAATGGTAAAGGAGATTCATCTATTCCACATGTTGATTTCGGTACCAAACTATTCTTCAAATATTGTTCATAAGTTATTTCCTCTATATCACACTGCCAGAAATCACACAGTTCTAATTCACAACACTGCATCTGTACCTGGCACTGATACTCATAATAATGAGGACATATATGACCCTTGATTTTACCCTTTGTATTTATTTGTCGTCTTACTGGACACTTAATCTCAAGCATTGTATTTAATTTTGGACAAAACTTGTAATCTAATGAAGCTTTACTACATATACCATCAGGTGATGCTCCCAAATATGATATCGTTTTTGAAGGAATACAACCAAACTCCGTTACACGAGTATTATAAATTTCCTGATATATCATTGTTGCTATCTCTTCATACTTCTTTCCATGAAATACTGTGTCATTATCATAAAATGGATAATCAGGATCACACTTCTTTACTATAAACTCCTCCCATGCCTCATATGGATTATGATCTAAAGCTGTAGCAATATCTGATGCTGTAATTCTTCCCTTTCTAAATGCATACCATTCTGCTGTTCTTTGTTCTGGTTGTGGTGTTGCAAATAACTCTTGAAAATGTTTTTCTGCTGGTATATATTCTTTTGGAACTTCTACTTCAGTATAAGTTACTTCTGTTAATCCTGTAGGACATTCTCTTGTTTCTTTTGTTGGCTCATAAATCATACTAATTTTTAATTGTTCATTAAAAACTTTTTCTAAAAAATCAATATCACAATCTTTTATTTTCTTTTTTAAATCTTTTTTCATTTCATTTTGTAATTTTAACTTTTTATCTGGTAAAATTATATCACCTGAATTTATATTCTTTTTTAACCATGAATTTATCTTCTTTTGATATTTATTATATGTTAACATTAAACATATAGTAAATACTAATTTAAATTATATTTAATCAATTTTTTTAGGGCAAAGCCCACCGGGTTTAACACCCCTGGCTAGATTTGTTAGATAAATCATTTATGATTTATCTAATTAAATCTGTAGCAAAGCCCACCTGCCGAAAGGCCCTGGCTAGATAAGTTTAATAGAAAAAATATTGCAAGACAATTTTTTAAATATACTTACAAAAATGGGCCTACACTCCATGGCTAGATTTTAACATCAAATATTTTTTCTTATATTTTAAATATTTTAAATAATATTTATTATCACCAATTTTTCTTCTTTTCTCATTTTGAGATTGTTCTTCTCTGGGCCTTTTTTCTCCTGGATTTGAAGATGATTCTTCAGGATATAATAAAGAACATATAAATAAATCTTCACATTCATATTTTTTATACTCTTCTTCTAAATTATTTATTTCATTATATAATTCCATTGTAGATAAGTTATGTTGTATATGTAATAAATAATAACCATGATATTTATTTCTTGTTATTAATACTAAATTTTTTCTTGGTATATTTACAGTTGATTTATATTCAGGGATTTTGTGTTCTTCTATTTTTTCTTCTGTATCAATTATCATCCACATATCTGCATTATTATCTCCTTGTAATTCTAAAGACCCATTATATTCTGTTATAAACAGATCTAAAATATTGTTTAAATCTTGATAATCATATTTGAAAAAATATAATTCTTTCCTTCTTACACTATCAGAACCATCAGATTCATCTCCTCTATTTAATGTAGATTCTTGATTAATTAATAATCCTTGTTCATTAATTGATTCATATCTATTAGATGGTGAAAAATGAAAATATATATTATCAGAATTATCATTAATTAAATCACATATATATTCATCTTT